AACACTAACCTTACTAATAGAAACTTAATAATAGGTGCTTACTATGGAAACGCTGATACTTTTACAGGTGGTATTAGTAATTGTTCAATATACAACAAACTATTAACAACTAACGAGGTGTTAACAATATACAACGGAGGTGTTCCAAATAGTGTTTCTAGTTTATCACCAGTAGGTTGGTGGAGTTTAGCAGGTGATAGTTATTTTGATGGAACAAATTGGATATGCCCAGACTTAGGTAGTGGTGGTAATAATGGAACTAGTGCTAATATGGCTGGAACAGAACTAGTAGGTAATGGACCAGGTAGTTCTGCGAACGGAACTGCTACAAACATGGACATCCCAACTAACCTAAAAGGTGATGCACCTAACTCATCTAGCAATGCTTTTTCAGTGAATATGGATACACAAGATAGAGTTGCAGACGTACCAGCGTAAAAAAGAAATTAAACAAGTAAATATATAAATAACAAGTAATTAACAAATAATAATTAAACAATGGCAACAACTTATGCAGTAATAAACTTAGACGATACAAATGCTATTTTGTTCAGTCAAGTTAATCAGAGTTCAGCTCAGACAATGAGAAGAAACTTAGCTAATACGCAAGGGTTACTGTCTTACCAAGTTGAACCTAGTTTTATCACTAATGGTTCATTAACTCCGGTTGAGACAATGGATCATGAAGCAGCATTAGCGTTGATGGCAACTCCAGAGTGGTCGGACCCAAATCCACCAACTGAGTAAATAAAAAAAACAATTAAATTTAATTAAATGGAAAACAAAATAACAGAAGAGCAGTTAAAAACAATTCAAGAGCACCAAAACAAAACAAACAACATACTACACCAAGTAGGTTATCTAGAAAGCCAAAAACATGGTTTACTACATGAGCTAGCAGGTGTAAACCAAGATGTTGAAGAGTTTAAAAATTCTTTAGAAAAAGAATATGGTGCTATAAATATCGACATAGAAACCGGTACTTACACTAAGATAGAAGAAGAAAAGGAAGCAGCAGTTAGTCATGTCTAATGTAATACGTAAAATTAGTATTGGATCTGATTATAAGAACGATGCGATGCATTATTCTTTAGGTCAAGAAGTATACGGTGGTCATAATATATGTGATATAATTTTTAATGACAAAGATTATTCTTATAACATATATATAACTAAAGATGACGAAGTTCTTCCTTGGAAGAAATTCAACCGTAATATGGCTATATCAGTTGAATTTGATTTGAAGTATTAATGAAGAACTTATATAGCTTTATTATCAAACCTCTTTTTGGGAGATATGATAATATTAGAAAAGTAGATGATAAAGAACTAATAATTAATACTAGTATTGAAAATCATAGGTTTGTAAGTAAAAAAGCAGTTGTAGTATCTACTCCAGCTGCTTATAAAACTAAAGTACAAAAAGATGATATAGTATATGTTCATCATAATATTTTTCGTAGATATTATGATATTAAAGGTATAGAAAAAAACTCATCTACTTTTTTCAAAGATGATTTATACTTTTGCTCACCAGAGCAGATATACATGTATAATCTTAAGCCACATTTAAATTATTGTTTTGTAAAACCAATACTAAATAAAAACCACCTAGAGAACCGTAAGGAACAACCTAACTTTGGTATATTAAAATATGGTAATAGTTCCTTAGAAGCTGCAGGAGTAACACCTGGAGCACTTGTAGTTTTTACACCTAACTCAGAGTTTGAGTTTATTATAGAAGGTGAAAGACTTTATTGTATGAAATCTAATGATATAGCTTTAACTCATGAATACGAAGGAGACGAAAAAGAAAATAATCCAAGCTGGACAAAGAGCAGTAGAGGAGTTGATAAAAGTAGCTAAAGAAAAAATAGTTGACTCTGATGATGATGTTTCAGCTGACAGACTTAAAAACGCTGCAGCTACAAAGAAGTTAGCTATATTTGATGCTTTTGAAATACTTAACAGAATAGAACAAGAAGAAGAAATGTTAAGTGGTAAACCTAAAGAAGCTAAAAAAGAAGAAAGAGCTTTTAAAGGTTTTGCTGAAGGGAGGAGTAAGTGAGCTACGAACAAACGCTTTGGAAAGAAGTAAAAGATGTTATAAACCCTAAATATCTAAAGAAACAAAATAGATATAAAAAGTGGGAGTATGGTTATAATCCTGATTATGATTTTGTAGTAATTAGTAAAACTGGTCAAATTGGACAAGTCATTGAAATTCAAAACCTCCGTATTGCATTACCAGCAGAAAATGAACCATTTAAACGAAGCAAAGATAAAGAGAAACAATATTGGGAAAAACAAGAATACCCAAAAGAATTAGCTAGGATTAAAAGTAGGTTTGATTGGGATGAATATCCTAATGAATTTAAAGAGAAATGGTACGATTACATTGACAATGAGTTTAAACGAAGAGATGAAGGATATTGGTTTTACAACAATGGTATTCCTACTTATATTACTGGTACTCATTATATGTACCTACAGTGGTCAAAAATTGATGTTGGAGCAGCAGATTATAGAGAAGCAAACAGATTATTCTTTATATTCTGGGAAGCTTGCAAGGCAGATGCGAGATGTTACGGAATGTGTTACCTTAAAAACAGACGGAGTGGTTTCTCCTTTATGTCATCAGCAGAACTTGTTAATCAGGCAACAATCTCTTCAGATGCAAGATTTGGTATTCTCTCAAAAACTGGATCTGATGCTAAAAAAATGTTCACAGATAAAGTTGTACCAATCTCGATTAATTATCCATTTTTCTTCAAGCCGATCCAAGATGGTATGGATCGTCCTAAAACCGAACTGGCATATAGAGTTCCCGCATCTAAACTTACACGTAGAAAACTGGAAACAAACGAACAGCTTAGAGAGCTACAAGGATTAGATACAACTATTGACTGGAAAAACACAGGTGACAACTCCTATGATGGTGAAAAACTAAAACTACTAGCACATGATGAAAGTGGTAAATGGGAAAGACCTGATAACATATTAAACAACTGGAGAGTTACAAAAACTACATTAAGGCTAGGATCAAGGATTGTAGGTAAATGTATGATGGGCTCAACTTCAAATGCTTTAGACAAAGGTGGAGAAAACTTCAAAAAACTGTACTACAATTCAGATGTTACAAAAAGAAATAGAAACGGACAAACAAGTTCTGGCCTCTATTCTTTATTCATCCCTATGGAATGGAACTACGAAGGATTCATGGATACTTTTGGATCACCTGTATTTCTTACGCAAAAAGATCCGGTTATCGGAATCGACAATATCCCAATTACAGTCGGAGTCATCGAGCACTGGGAAAACGAAGTTGATGGATTAAAATCCGACCAAGATAGTTTAAACGAATATTACAGGCAGTTTCCAAGAACTGAACAACACGCATTTAGAGATGAAACTAAAAATAGTTTATTTAACTTAACTAAAATATACGAGCAAATAGACTATAATGAAGAAATGAATAACACTACCACTAAAGGTAGTTTTATGTGGGAAAATGGTATTAAAGATACAAGAGTAGTATTTGTACCTAATAGAGATGGTAGATTTAATGTTAGTTGGGTTCCTCCTAAAAACTTACAAAATCGAGTGATAATAAAGAATGGAGTAAAACAACCTGGAAATGAACACATTGGAGCTTTTGGTCTTGATAGTTACGATATATCAGGAACTGTTGATGGTAAAGGATCTAACGGTGCTTTACATGGGCTTACTAAGTTTTCGATGGAAGACGCTCCACCAAATCATTTTTTCTTAGAATATATAGCTAGACCTCAAACAGCTGAAATATTCTTTGAAGAAATATTAATGGCTTTAGTATTTTATGGTATGCCAATACTAGCTGAAAATAACAAACCTAGATTTCTGTATTATTTAAAACGTAGAGGTTACAGAGGTTTCTCTATGAATCGTCCTGATAAAGTTTGGAACAAGTTATCTCCAACAGAAAAAGAAATAGGTGGTATACCAAACACAAGCGAAGATATTAAGCAAGCACATGCTGCAGCTATAGAAAGCTATATAGAAGAATATGTTGGTCAACTAAAAGAAAACTTTGGAGATATGTATCACCAAAAAACTTTAGAAGATTGGGCTGCTTTCAACATAAACAATAGAACAAAACATGATGCTTCTATAAGTTCTGGATTAGCCATAATGGCTTGTAACAAAAATAGATACGTGCCTATAGCACAAAGACAAACTAAATCTATTAATTTAGGTATAAAAAGATATGACAATACTGGTTATGTTTCAAAAATAAAATAAATGAGTATAATTCCAAATGCAAATCCAAATAGTTCTTTTCCTAGTCAGGTAGTACCTGATGCTGAAAAAGCTACTTACGAGTATGGTCTAAGAGTAGGTAGAGCTATAGAGTCAGAATGGTTTAGAAATGACAGAGGTTGGTATGATAGGTTTAACACTAACTATAACAACTTTCATAGATTAAGACTTTACGCTAGAGGAGAACAATCTATACAAAAATATAAAGATGAATTATCTATAAACGGTGATTTATCTTATTTAAACTTGGATTGGAAACCAGTTCCAGTTATACCTAAGTTTGTAGATATAGTTGTTAATGGAATGTCACAAAGAAGTTATGACATAAAAGCTATTGCACAAGATCCTACTTCAGTGCAAAAAAGAACTAAGTATGCTGAGAATATACTAATAGATATAAATGCTAAACAGTTTATTGATAAGGTAAAGCAAACTACAGGTATAGATTTATATTCTAATCCTGATAGAGAAAATGCTCCTATAGATGAAGAAGAATTAGAACTACATATGCAGATGAGTTATAAGCAGTCTGTAGAAGTAGCAGAAGAAGAAGTTATAAACACTGTGTTAGCTAACAATAAATATAACTTAACAAGAAGAAGATTAAACCAAGATTTAACTATATTAGGTATTGCTTGTGTTAAAACAGATTTTAATAGATCAGAAGGCGTAACTATAAAATATGTAGATCCATCAGCTTTAGTTTATTCATATACAGAAGATCCTAACTTTGAAGATATATATTATGCTGGAGAAGTTAAATCTATTAGTTTACCAGAACTTAAAAAACAATTTCCATACTTAACAGCAGAAGAATTAGAAGAAATACAAAAGTATCCAGGTAACCAAAACTACACTAGAAACTGGAGTGGAAGATATGACGACCAAACTGTTCAAGTACTTTATTTTGAATACAAGACTTATACTAATCAAGTATTTAAAATTAAAAAAGGCGTTAATGGTTTAGAAAAAGCAATTGAAAAAGGAGATAGTTTTAACCCACCTGAAAACGATAGTTTCAAAAAAGCATTTAGAGCTATAGAAGTACTATATAGTGGAGCTAAGATATTAGGTCATGAGAAGATGCTTAAATGGGAGATGGCACAGAATATGACTAGACCTTTTGCAGATACTACTAAAGTTAACATGAACTACAATATAGTAGCTCCTAGAATGTATAAAGGTAGAATAGAATCTGTTGTTAGTAGAATTACTG